CGGGGTTTTATTTGGGTCAGACTCATTACCACCCGGGGTTTTATTTGGGTCAGACTCATTACCACCCGGGGTTTTATTTGGGTCAGACTCATTACCACCACCGGTTCCACGATCGGTTCCACCATCGGTTCCACCATCATCAGTACCGGGGCCACACTCGTCTGGATTAGCCATAGCGTAAGCGGGGTCGCTGCAATCTTTTTTCGTCAGGTCTACCCCAAAACCGCCATCATTACCGTTGTCACCTTCCCCTAACCGTTGCCTGCGTTCCCACGCACGAGATGCTGCGGTGCTAGCTTCGGCTAAAACATCATCTACAGACATATCTCCGGGCAGTCCGTACTTTGTCTTTAGCACCCCTGCCAACACTTCTCTTATCTCTTCTTCTGTAGGTATCACGTCTCCAACGCCTGCCCTACCCATTATTACGTCTACAACATCAGATAATACTCTATCTACAGCGGGTATGCCGGTAGTGGCACTGACACTTGTGCCGCCCGGAGTGGTGCCTACGGGGATTGTTGGGGAGCCGCTTGGTTGCCCCCATATAACAGTAGCAGAAGGGTCGAACGGGTTAAAAACTGTAAAATCTGGCATACCCGGCATTTGGAATACTTTACTGAACGTGCCGGTTACTTTGTCCCAGACTTTACCCGAGTTCACCGCACCTTTATTTATGAGGTCGCGTATAGTGTCTACCGAAGTACCGTTTTGTGTGTTGGTAAGTACATCTACTGCGTCTTCTGTTTTTTCTCCCCCTCCTGCTGATGTAGCGGAGGGCAAAGGGGCGGCTTGAATAGCGACAGCGCTTGCATCTTCCCAAGTAGACCCCGATTCAAGAGCGCGATCCCGTACCATCTTTCTTATGTTGTTGAGGTACGAAAGCTCTGCTTGGAGTTCATCACGAGCAGACCGCATCCCAGTGAATGAGGGGGTTTCACCGTAAGTAAGCACGTCGTCTAGGGTAGACAGGGCGTCAAAACTCCAAACATGAGGGTTCCGTTCTAATGGCACATCGTCATTACTCATCTCATCACCTACGGAGGGGTCGGTAGTGTATCCGGCAGTGCGGACACCAAGGTAACGGCAACAACAGCGGAGGGTATACCGGGGTGGGGGGTAGTAGCGGCGACAGCGTCAAGGATTGCAGTTGTGTCGGAGGTGGCCCACATCATTTCTATATACTGTCCTGTGGTCATGTCGATGTTAAAACTCCATGAAATTGGAGTGGTGTCCCCGGAACCTGCAATTATATACTGTTTTGTCGAGTAGCCTATGTCTGTGCCGCTACGCCTGATCCACAGGTATATGTTCTTAGAGGACGCCGAATTGCTGTACACAGACCCAGTAAACTGGAAATTATATATCCCTGAGTACTCTACGGTAATCTGGGTGCTAGACCCGCCGTTTATTGTAACACCATGATTTAAATAAGTATTCTCAAATTGAATCGGGTAGCCTGTGTTTACAGCGGCGGCTGTCTGGTCCGCAACAGAGAAGAAAAGCCCGTTAGATTGATCTAGGAACCTACCGCCCAAGTGCCCGGTCACGTTGTTTATGGCATTAGATATACGCCCGAAGTACAGTCGAAGCACATTGTTCTGGGAGTCTATATACCGCTTATCAATGTTGTCACCCGGTATAGGCAGGGCTGGGGGCGGTGTTCTACTGATTAAGGCTTCACTCATTAGCTTCTCCGACCATCAGGGCGCATATCGAAGCGTGTAGAGCCTAGTTTCCATGCCACCCCTTCCGCAGTAGATTCGACCTTAAACGCCATCTGGCGCCCTCTTAGACGTACGTACGCCTGCCCTGTAAACTGCTCAACCGGCACAGTAGCGGAACGCGTTACCGTAGCTGAACTGTTACCGCCTTCAGAAAGGGGGGATTTGTACCCGGAACCGGAGTTAGTCATGGGGGACAGGGTCATGGTCAGGGATGGAGTAGAAGCAGTAGACCCATCAAAAGTTACGTCCGGCAGTACGCGCGTAATAAACATAGCCCTGTCGCCATCGTCTAAATCAAACTCTGTCGATACTAGCGTAGCTGTAATTGGGAATACGCTGCTTGTTTCTTTGTCATCGTAGCCGGTTTCGTGCTCCACAAGGTTATTACTGTAGGTTGCGGCAATCGGTAGTTCTCGCAGATCAGCGTCCATCCAAGCTGTCCTAGCCATATTCCCGTACGCCCAAGTATCTTCGGCGTAGTTGTATATTACGTATTTATCTACGGTGGTTGAGCCTAAAGAACAGTAGAACCACCAGACCTCATTAAAACGCTCATTAGTTCCGCATATTACTTGATCTGTCTGTTGCTGGTTAAAATCGTTAAAAATGTAACTGCGGACAGAACAAGGTAGGGTCTTAGTGGTACCGTCGTAGATATAAAACTTGTCTTTGCCCATCCAGAAAGCAACGTCATTGGCAAACGCAGCCGCGTTTTGGCTAGCTATAGTTATGTTACCGCCGAGAAGATTAGCCCCCCAAACTTCCGGGGCGCCCAAATACTGCATACCGTAAAGCGCCGCGTCTGTCCATACAAGCACTTCCTGCCTAGATTGTATTGAGGTGACTATTTCGCTGCCGTTAGAAAGACGCAAACTACCAGCTTGGTTAATAGCTGATGGTGCCCAAGTAAGCGCGTCTTCTTGGTCAGACCACCGTATGAGCATTGGGTCTAGGGTACTGCTACCATAATCGTTACACCCAAAACAGAAGACAAACCGGAATATATCGGACACGGCGGTGTAATTTACTATTGTGGGAGTGCTTGCATCTGCTCCGGGCAAGGTAGATAAGATAACAGCCCTGTTGTTTGTGGTTGCGCCAATGCCTCCGTCCCAGAGGTAAATGTTACCGCCCCGGTCAGCCAGAATCAGGTCTTCGCCAAAGTTAGATTGGCTCCAGAGGCGTATAGTGGCCGTGGTAGACCCGCCAGAACCCCAAGTGCTGGCACCCCATGTACCTGCGCCCCAACCGGTAAAAGGTACTGCATACTCTGCTCCGGGGGTTATTTCGTAGGAAGCTACAGTAGATGCTCCGCCATTACCGGTATCGGAAGCATTAGCAAGTACGGTTGCACCAGAAGTGTCTACGGCTTCTACAGTAAAATTACTTCCGTCTATTACAGTAGCTACAATGTAGTTCTGGTTTAAGACATCAGCAGTAATGTTACCACCCAAAGAAACCGCCCCGGAGAAAGTCACGTAATCACCAGCACTAGCCCCGTGATCTACTTCGGTTACAGTAATAGTAGCGTCGCCATTAACAGCGGCGAATGTTGCGTCTCCGGCACCGGAAATAAGGCGGTAGGGGGTTGAATCATAGTACGCGCCGCCGCGCTCTATGTAGTATTTCACGTTAGTGCCAACCGACACTAAGTTTTGTCCGCCCAGAGTAGCCCAGTTGAACATAGACCGGCATACACCTAAGTATGTATCAGCGGAGATACGCTCCCACCCGCCAATTTTCTGGGGTGCGCCAAAGCGGAAACGGATTTTGTCCGTCTCATACCATGTACCTTCGGCATTGTAGCGGGTAGTTTCCCGGTTGACCCCGGGCTTAAACTGGATTTTTTGTACCGGCATATTCCCCAGACCTAATCATGTCAGTCAGTTCGATAGCCCTGCCTTTAACTTGCGTTGCCCACCTGCTGTCTAAAAAATGCTCGGCAGCAGACTCAAAATCGCCAGAACTCATTGATTCTAAAGCGTTTTTAAACTGTAGCAATCTTGGCAAACCAAGGTTGAACCCTAACGAAATCATGGCATCTTTACGGGCTTCATTAAGCCCAGAAAACCAAGGAAATGCACCGCTTAACTCTTTGATTACGCGGGAAATATCGTTCTGCAACAGGTAGTTTACCTCATCATCAGATAAACCCAAACCTGTTTTTGAAACATTTCTACCTACGCCAATAGTCTCAAGACCCTCGGTATCTAGGTAAACGTGCTTCTCTACGCCCTCATGTCGGCGCAGTAGTTCAATCAGTTTTTCCATTGTCTGAAGATGAAGCCCCGAAGTAAAAGCTAATAACAGCCGAAACTAACCCGCCCATATACCCCAGCACCAAATTTATCAGTTCCATGGAATTTTGCTCGGGCGGCAATATAGTAATCATTGCAATATAACCGCAAAAGAAAAGCACCATAATCAAGCCGATAGATTTAGCCGTCCAATCTTTGCTGAAGTGCTTACGGGCGTCCTGCTTGTCCTTGGTTTCCAACGCGAAAAGGTCAACGTCGAGTTCCTTCATCTTGGCCTCGAACTTAAGCTCGGCCTTCTTAATTTCCGCAAGCTGTTCGGGGGTAACCGTCTCAAACGCCGTCTCGATGGCCTGTGG